GCGATGACCGAGCAGCAATACAACTTCTTAGCACCGCACATGGACGTTATTAAGCGATTTAAGTTAGTAGGGCAGGAAGTCAGCACCGCACCGCGTGAACCGATGCGACAAGTGTATATGGAAATATACAAGGAGTTGTTACCACTATCCTGTTCATCCTGCATTAGACATTTATACGAACGAATTAACGAACACATAGAAGAATATGAGCGAAACAGGTAGAGACGAAAAAGGAAGGTTTACCGAGCGTAACATTTGGTCGCTAATCAAAAAGAATGTTGGTAGACCGCGTTTGTGGGAAACACCCGAGGAACTTTTGGCAGCTGGTTTATCCTATTTTGAATGGGCAGATGACGTTTACAAGGGTAAATATGCCGAAGCGGATATGCGTTTGTACTTAGGATTTCATAACCGCACATCTTGGCATGACTACAAACATAATCCCGAATTTGCGAACGTTATATACATATTAGAATCGATTATGGAGGGTGATACCGAGAAGAAACTAATGTGGGCAGCATCGACTCAGGGCGCAATATTCAAATTGAAAAACAAATTCGGTTGGAAGGACGAAGTAACTCAAAACCAAAACATAACTAATGTCCAAGCATCTTTCGGTGAAGTTGTACCGTCCGCATCAGAATCAGCAAAAGATTCATGATTCGATAAACGGTAGTAACTACAAATACTACGTGCTTAACATTGGTCGTCAATTCGGTAAAACGATGTTGGCGATGAATCAGCTATTTTATTGGATGTTCAATAATAGCGGCTGCAAATGCGCGTGGATTTCACCCGTTTACAAGCAGTCCAAGAAAGTATTTGAGGAAATGGTGTTGGCATTTGAGGGTACGGGACTAATCGAAAAGAATGCAACGGAGTTAACTATTAAGATCGGCAAATCTTCGCTTCAATTTTTCAGCGCGGAACGTTACGACAACATTCGAGGCTTTACATTCGATTACCTTGTATGCGATGAGTTTGCGTTTATGGACGAAGCAGCATGGACGGAGGTGCTACGCGCTACGGTGCTTGTCAAAGGTCGCAAAGTGTTGTTAATTAGCACACCAAAGGGCAAGAATCATTTTTACAACCTTTACAACTTATCAGGGGTAAACGATCAGTACAAATCGTTCCGGATGAGTTCGTACGATAACCCGTTAATCAATCCACAAGAAATAGACGATGCCCGGTTGACATTACCCGACCATGTGTTCAGACAGGAATACTTAGCGGAGTTTATCGACGGTGGTGCTGGTATCTTTGCTTCAAAGTGGGAAGAGGCTGCAGGTGGCACACGTTTCTTTGCAGGTGTTGACTTAGGTAGGGCGGATGACTATTCTGTATTGTCGATTTTTAACGAGCAAGGCAAACAGGTGTATATTAATCGCTGGAGGCATAACACGTGGGCAAATATCACACGGGAAATAACTACCGTAATAAATCAATTTAACGCACGTGCATTTGTTGAGGTCAATAGCATCGGTGATGCTTTGATAGATCAGATTAAGCAGCAATGCCGTAACCCGCAAAACATAGAACCCTTTGTAACAACAAGCAAGTCAAAGAATGACGCGATTGAGCAGTTGGCGGTTGCTACACAAAATGGTGAGGTAACATTCTTACCTATCGACTGGTTGCAAAAGGAGTTCGACGTGTTTACCTTTGAGTACAATGCTAAGTCAAGGACAATCAAATACGGTGCTCCATACGGATTTCACGATGACGGTGTAATGGCTACGGCAATAGCGTATAATTGCTTCAAAGAAAGTAAAGGACATCAATTCTCAATACGATATTAACATGAACTATCAAAAATTAAAGGCAGGTCAATTAGGCGACTTTTTCCGCATTGCAGCCGTACAACCTAAGGACGAAGTTGAGCAATTAGACAAGGACGTTGCATTGCTATCCATGATTCACGGAAAGCCTGACAACTACTTCACTAACCTATCATTCAAGGACTTTAACGAATACCGTAAACAGTTGTATGCGTTGCTATCCGTAGAGCCATCAGCGCGTTACATCCCTGCATTTAAGGTTAACGGGTATAAATTCACGTGCCTACCTAACGTGAACACAATCAAAGTGCATCACGAGCAAGATGTAAAGATGCTGCGATTGAATGCGGACAACCTATACGACAAGCTACCGTACATCGTCGCTATCTTTTCCGAGCAACGTAAGCAGCTATTTAAAAAGAATCTGTCATTTGTTGATAAGTGCGAACTATTCAAAAAACACCTACCTGCAGACGTGGCGATAGGTATCGCGCTTTTTTTTTGCGCGGCATCAAAGAAACTCGAACCGCTTATCGCAACCTATTTGGAGGAGCTAACCGACAAACTGGAAGCGGAGGTGAACAAGGCGTTAGCATCCATGAACATTGGGGATGGCAATTAAACATCTACGAGATTACAAACGGGGATAAGACCAAAGAGGATGCGTACTGGAACATGACGCTTATTGAGTGGTACAACCGCTTGGCACTAATGAAGGACGTGCAGGATGACCACAAAGAGCGGATGGAGGCAATAAAGCAGAAGATGCAGGTGCGCTAAACGTTAACCCGTTCATGTAATTTTATAGGCATGGCGGTAACAGGCGGCAATCCCGATGACTTTGTATTCGACACCCTTACAACATGGGCGCAAAATGTCGTTAACGAAATTCGGAACAACCTTACCAAAAAAGATCCATTTTTAGGTGATTCCGATTTAGCACAATCCATCACGCCACAGGTAGAGCGTACCGATGATGGCTACGTGTTGACAATAACAATGAACGACTATTGGAAGTATGTCGATCAGGGACGTAAACCAACAAGGTCAAGTGGGAATGGAGCGGTACGTAAGAATCTATTGCTGTGGATCAGTAAGCGCGGAATAGCGCCACAATTGAGCCAAAAAGTCTACAACAAAAAGACTGGCAAATACTATAACCGCACTTTCAAAAGTTCATTGGAATGGCGTGATTCTTTGTCCTATGCTATTGCGTCAAAGATTCACAAGAAAGGATTTGTTAGCAGAGGTAAAGGATTTTTTTCAGAGGTGTGGCAAGAGGATAACATAAACGAATTGCTGCAAACATTACTAAGCGAAAGCGGTGAGGTGTTTGTGGCTCAAATACTTGAAGATTAATGGCTATTAACATTACAGATCAACCCGAAGAATGGACACCCGTGTACAATGATATGCGGTTCGTAATTGCATCTACTAACACAACACAACCTAATTTCCGTTACGTTGCGGATGTGTACGTTTCAGGTGTGGCAGGTTCTACACGCTTAACCTTTGATGCTAATCCAATTACCGGATACGGTGTCGTGGATATATCTGCTATTATTAAGTCCTACATCAGTTCCGACTTCAACACATCGGTGTACGGCTTTCAGCGTTGCACAAATAGCTACAAAGCGTATGAGGTTGAGTTCGGTGAGCAATATGGCACAACGGTAACGACTTATCCAAATGTAACGTCTACGGGTGTCAAGTATGCTTGGAATGCGTCTTTAAGCGCGGAGTTGTTGCAAAGCTATACATCATCGACATACTTGGTGAGCAGCGGTGTGCTATTAACAAATCAACCGGAGCGACAAAAGTTTACAAGCGACGAGGATCAAAGGTGGCTATACTTTATAAACGATACATCAGGTAGCGCGTATTATTTGAAATGCACTACATTCAATTCAGCAGGTAGCACGATAGGTACTTATCTTATCGAGAATCCATATCAGGCAAGTACATCAATAAACTTAGATAAATTATTGCGTGTCGGTGTTGGTGTGCATGATTTGAACAATTCAACATTAGCGAGTGGATCGCAGCCCGTAATTGATAGCAGCGTGGAATCTTATGAAGTACAAATTGTAAACTACGCACAGGACAATGGCACTTCGTCGTATTTCTTTGACCGTGAATGTCAGGCACGTGAGCAAGATCCTATTAACGTTTACTTCCTTAATGAATTAGGGGGATATGATATGTACCCGTTCAAGTATCGCAGGTCGTTAAGCAATAACATCGAGCGCACATTTATCGAACAGAATCATGGTAAGTTAACGGACAGCCTGTGGAATCAGAACACTACAAACAGAGGTAAGAAACAGATTTACACAAGCATCACAAACACGTTGAATGTAACATCTGACTTTATCAACAATTACGAGACATCTAAGTGGATCGGTGAGTTAGTTGCATCTCCTGACGTGTACTACTATGAAACAGTTAGCAACATTTACATTCCTTTGATCTGTACAGTTAACAACTACGAGTCTAAGTACCGTAACTGGGATGGAATGTGGGAGTTAAAATTAACCTTTGAATACGCAAATAAAAAAGTAAGGCAAAACGGATGAAAACCGAACTATACATAAACGGCACACGTGTTAACTTATCGCAAGAGGTTAACGCATCGCTTAACTACGCCATTGCGGATATTCGTGAACCTGAAAAGCGTAACGGTGCATTCTCGCGTTCCGTTAAGTTGTATTGTGATAGTGTGCTAAGTCAGGTGTTGGATGCGATCTTTGAGATAGGCTATAACACGCAGACATCGGGCATCGTTAACTTTATGCCTGACTTTAATCCTAACTTAAAAGCACCGTTTGTACTTTACGCGGATGGCATGGAGCAACTACGCGGTTATATGCGTTTACGTTCTATTGACCGGGATGAGCAAGGATTACAGCGGATGTATTACAACGTCGAGTTGTACGGGATGTTGGCTAATATCTTCACGGATTTAGGCGATAAGAAAATGGGGGAGTTGGATTATTCGTCCGACAATCACATTTACAATCGTACAAATCAACAGGCAACATGGACTAATGTAGATGCGGATGATGGTAACTACGTATATCCAATGATCAACTACGGTACTGTTCCGAGTGAGAATACGTGGAAAGTTACTGACTTTTTCCCTTCGATCAGTTTGAAGTCATTAGTCGATAAGATTGTAACGGGTGTCGGTTATCAATACGATTCGACTTTCTTTGATTCGTCCTACTTCAAAAAGCAATACATTACATTCACGGGTGATAAGTTAACGTTATCTGCATCGGGTGTTGCAAATAGTCTATTCAGCGCACGTACAAATGTGGCATTGAGCGGTAGTGCTACTTTCGGTAATGCTTTTCCATTTAACGTCGAGGTTACCGATCCGAGCAACCAATATGATCCTGTTACTTACACGTTTACGGCTGCGGAATCTGGATGGCACGAATTTGTAATTACAGGAAACGTTGGACTTATTAATACAGGAGCAAACACCGCTAATCCAGATGCAAATATACTTTGGACTTGTATAGTAAATACCAATGCTGCTTTTATAAACACAACACAAACAGGACTTATAGATTATGGAGCTATACCGTCATGGGGAATAGTAACAAACAACTACACGTTCACGTCACCTTCAATTTTATTAAACGCTGGTGATACTGTTACATTTAGAATTGGGGGATCGATATTTACGTATAGTACAACAGCAACCGTAAGTTTGTATGTAGCATCTGGTTTAACCGTAAAGAACACACGCAACAATCCTGCGGTGGTTGAAAACAGCACTGTCAACATGAATGCAGCGTTACCTGTTGACGTTCGACAAGCGGACTTTTTGAAATGGTTAATTCTACGCTATAACTTGATGGTTGAGCCTGACAAGAATAACGACAAAAAGATTTACGTTGAAACGGCTAACGACTTCTACGGAAGTGGAACGCCTGTTGATTGGACTACAAAGGTTGACGTGTCGAAGCCTGTTACCATTACTCCGATGGGATTATTGGATGCTATCCGGTATGTTGTTAAGGATGCAGACGATAACGACTACCGTAATAAGTTCTACAAAGACAAATGGGGTAAGACATACGGGCAGAAAGAGTTGGACGTAACCAACGACTTTATCAAGAACACAAAAGTTATCGAGACAGGATTTGCACCTGCTGTTTTAGTTGGTAGCACCGCTCATGATCGCATTATTCCGCACATTTATCAATCAGATAGCAACGGGGTGCGTACACCGATGAAGTCAAAGATGCGGATCGTGTATTGGTCAGGTACTTTCAATACTTCGTCTGCATGGACTTACCAAACAGCTACAAGCGGTTATACAGAAACAACTTATCCGTATGCAGGACACGTAGACAATCCGTACACGCCAACATTAGACGTTAACGTATTTTTCCCGCGTGAAATTTACTACACTAATCCGCAAGGTGCTACGCAATACACCGATAACAACGTTTATAACAGTTATCACAAATTGTACATGGATGAGATCACCAACGCGAATAGTAAGTTGGTAACGTTATACGCTTGGTTACGTCCTATTGACATTTTGCAGTTATCGTTCAAGAACATTGTACACATCGACGGGCATAATTACCGATTGCACAAAGTAGTCGATTTCGATCCCTTACAAGAGAAGTCCACAAAGATCGAATTACTTAAGTTGATAACGGGCATACCATTTACACCGGAAACAAAGGCAATAGACTTTACTTACGGTGGTCAGTTGGGTGGCTTACCTGCACCTTCATTCAATTGGAATGGCGATGTAGGTGGCACGGCTGTTGTGTCAAATGCTACAAACACAGGACGCGGTAATTACGTTGCAGAAGATAGCACAGGCACAACCGTAGGTGGTGAAGGCAATAGAGTTGGAGCAGGAACGTCGAACATTACGATATTAGGTAGTGATAACGTAACGGTTGCGTCAGGCCTGACAAATGTAACGGTGATTAATTCGGATAACTTAAACATTACCGAATCTGATGTCATTTATATTGACGGAGTAAAGCAACAAGCACCGACAACTACTACTTTAACTGGAGACACGACAATAACAGAAGCAGGTTATTATTTAGCCAATGGAACGTTCACAATTACCTTATCACCGTCCGACTATCCAGCAGGAACAAGAATTGATATCAAAGACATCACATCGTTAGCGCATTCGATTACGATCAGCGGTGGCGGTGTTAACATAGACGGCTCGGCAACGTATAGCATGACGGTTCAATATGAAAGCGTTACCATATTTTATAACGGAACACAATTTTACATCATATGAGTTATAGACCAAACACGGGCGGCGGTAGTGGTGATATGCTTAAATCCGTTTACGATACAAACGATGACGGAGTGGTTAACGTTGCCGCATCAGCTAATGCGGTGGCATGGGAAAATGTTAGCCGTAAACCTGAATTCTTTACACCTAACGCACACACACACGGCATTGAGGATGTAACGGATTTACAGACAGCCTTAGACGGTAAATTGTCAAGCGCATTTAATGCGATACTGACATTACCATCAGATGTAGCAACGGGAGC